GTTTTTTGTATCGGTAGAAAGGGTAAATGCCTTGTCAGACATATCAAATTTATTTTATCTTAGTGGTGCAGGGATTGTTGGAGCTTATATGGGATTTAATTCAAAGAGGTTTTAAAAGAAATTGAAAATTTTACAAATAAAAGCAGAGCTTGATACATACAAAGCTGTCAGCGAGGAAAGATGGCTCGAGATAATTAGCCGTGTAAAAAGATTAGAGATGGTCTTGATTGGCTCCGCAGGAACTACAATAGTATTGCTTTTAAGTCTTGTTGTAAAAGGATAGTACAATGGACCCGTTAAGTATTGCCCTTGTTTCTTTTACTGCTTTAAAGAAAGGAATTTCTCTCGGCAAAGACCTTTCTGCTATGGGAAAAGACCTTAATAAAGTTTTTAATTTTATTGATGGGACGAAAGCTGCTCAAAAGTCTGGAAATAAAAACGATCCATTATCTGACTATATTGCTTATGAAAAAGCACTTGATATGGAAAAACAGCTTGAACAGGTTATCTGGGAGACGAGAGGTAGCAAAGGAGTTGCTACGTTTAAACGTATGAGGACACAGGCAACAGAGCGTGATAGACAGTCCAAGTATGCCGCTGTCGCAAGAAAAAATAAAATATTAAATGTTATTTCAATACTTTTAGGTGTGAGTATAACAATAGGTGGTGGGGCAGTTATGATCTGGGCAGCAATTGAGTTTAAGCCCTAGCCAGTTGCTTTTTTATACTATTGTGTTATTGTTGCTTTCTTATGTAGACTCAATAACAACTCCACACCCAGCCTGGATGATAGTAAAATGAATGAAATGATACCAGACAAACGAGCTTACCAAAGCAACAGACGCATTATGTGCTATATAGCACTGGCTCTTATGACGGTGACAACGATAGCAACGATATGGGACCCTGTACGCATGGCACACGCTGACGGTGCAATTATGACACAATACATAGCTCTTAGTGGATTAGTCGGAGCTTACTTTGGTTTTAGTCGAACAACGGGTTCTGTCTCTAAGACTAAGAAAGAAGTGGAAATGACAAAATGAGAAATATAAAAGATCTAACGATTTGTATGATGGGAGTTTCTTTGATGGGGCTTCTAGGACTAATCGTTGTGGATGAATTTATGATGGCGAGAGAACATGGTGGAAAATTAGACTCTAGTGTGATCGAATTGCTTCAAATGAGCATTACAGGTATAGTCGGCATTGTAGCTGGCTGGGCATCAAGGGGGAGTAACTAATGACAGAGAAGAAAATTAAAAAAGTTATTAAGGGTTTAAACAAAGCTTCAAAGCTTCATGCAGGGCAAGCTAAGACACTAAAGTCCGTGTTAAAAAAGAAAACCACAAAAAAATAATATACGAGGAGCCGTTCGATAATGGCAAATATATACAATCCTAAAAATGATGAAGAAATACTGACACCGTTTAGTCCTATATTAGGATACAAGAAAATGTCTGATGGATTTATTGAAACATGCAATAAGGCAATAGACGATAAGATGGAGGACTGGTCTGGCAATCTTGTTGGTAAAGTAAAAGAAGAATTAAAGTGGAACGATGATTTAAACAAGGCATGGACCGATGAAATGGGTTCGTTCTTGATGCGGTATCAAAGTCATGCAGAACTTTATACATCTATGGGTACAAGAAATATAACTCCCGATCTTTTAGACTACCGATTAGATATAGCAAGCAGTTGGTTTGTTCGTCAGTACGAGCATGAGTACAACCCTATTCATGTGCATTTGGGTTCAATGCTTTCTTGCGTTGGTTACTTACAATTGCCTGAAGGTATTGAAGAGGAGTGGGAAGAGGACGATAAAGGTCACCATCCCAGTCATGGTCATATACAGTTTGTATATGGTCACGCAGCCAATCACACAGGGTCTAATTTTCTGATGAAACCAAAAGTAGGACACTTTATTGTTTTTCCTGCACATCTGCATCATTGTGTGTATCCGTTTAAAACTGTTGGAGAAAGACGTTCGTTTAGTGTAAACTTTACAATCGCAGCTTCTCCAAAGGAGATTCCTGATGAGCCTAATAACTAGCCTTATAGGACCTGTAACCGGCATTCTTGATAAGGTTATAGAAGACAAAGATCAAAAAGCTAAGTTGGCTTTTGAACTAAGCACGATGGCTGACACACATGCACAGCAAGCTTTACTGGCTCAGTTAGATATAAACAAAGCGGAAGCAGCTTCTGGCAGTTTGTTTAAGGGCGGTTGGAGACCTTTTGTGGGCTGGGTATGCGGTGTTGCCTTTGCGTATCACTTCGTTTTACAGCCTTTATTAATTTTTATTTTAAGTGTGTTTAAAATATCACTACCTGATTTACCTGAGTTTGACATGTCTACGCTCCTCACGACCTTGGGGGGACTACTTGGTATTGGTGGATTACGCTCGTATGAAAAAACAAAAGGTTTAACCAAATAGAAGAAGAGCCTTGCATTGTTTGTCAAACAATAAGAAAGGTGTGTTGGATATACACTGTTGAACAGAAATGGCGACAAATGAGAGAAGTGTGCCTTACGTGCCAAAAGAGACAGCGAGAAGAAAAGGATAAGTTACATGAAAGAGAACTTTGATAAGTGTTTAGAAATGCTTCTTCACCATGAGGGCGGCTACGTGAACCACCCTCGCGACCCCGGAGGTGAAACGAATCACGGAGTAACACGATTAGTTTGGGAACGGTGGGTTGGTAGACCACTTAAAGATGATGAGATGAAAAACCTCACTCAAGCTGATGTAGCTCCTTTATATAGACATGAGTATTGGAAAAGGCTTAAAGGAGATGATCTTCCTTCTGGCTTAGATTTTTTCTTGTTCGATTGGGGTGTTAATTCAGGAACGAGCCGATCTGCCAAGGCTTTGCAAGGTGTTATTAACGTAGAACAAGACGGGGGGATAGGACCTAAAACATTGAAATCATTGGCAGAACATGACTCGAAAGAAGTCTTAGATAAAATGCATTTGAAACGACAAGGGTTCTATGAGGGGTTGAAAACATTTGATACTTTCGGGAAAGGCTGGACACGAAGAAATCAAGAGTCAAAAGACTTTGCACTAAAAATGATGGATGTGTAAAAATGGATGTTGTTAATTGGGCAAAACATATGTATAAAGTGTTGAATGAACGTGAACAAGATATTGCACGTTCGTTGCTTGCTGGTTCCGCTAAAGATTGGGATCAGTATAAAATGATGGTAGGGGAAGCACGGGGCCTTTCTTTTGCCAAAGAAGAAATTAAAGCCCTGCTGGAGAACAACGCAGATGACATCGAAGACCTTATATCTTCCTGATCACGTCGCGCAGAAAATAAAAGCAGATCGCAGCGAAGAGAGCGCGGCAGCTTCTGTTGGTGGCGCATACGTCGAAACCACGGAACGGGTACTAGACCCAAAACTTTTAGAAAGCTCCCTATCAGAAAGACTTCCTCAACCTACAGGTTGGAGGGTTCTTGTTATGCCATATCAAGGCAAAGCAAAAACTATGGGGGGATTACACATCCCAGATGAAATTAGAGAACGTGAAGCGGTAGCCACTGTTGTAGCATACGTTGTACAACTTGGACCTCTTGCATACAAAGATCCAAATAAGTTCGGAGAAAACGCTGAACCTTGGTGCAAGAAAGGTCAGTGGGTTTGTATTGGCCGATACACGGGATCACGATTTAAAATTGATGATGGTGAAGTTAGAATAATAAACGATGATGAAGTCATTGCCACTATTCTAGATCCAGATGATATTAAGCACGTTTAGGGAGATAGATATGTCAGAAGATACAGCGATAATAAAAGAAGACGAGGGTCAAGAAGTTGTAGTGGAGGAGAATACTCCAGCTCAACAGGAGATGCCTTTAGAAACTTCGACATCTGAGGTTGTCGTTGAGAAGGAAGATCCTAAAGATTCTGCGGATGAGCTGGATACATACAGCAAGAACGTACAAACAAGAATTAAAAAACTAACGGAAAAGTACCGGCAGGAAGAAAGAGACAAGGCTGAAGCTGTTCGTGTTTCTCAGGAACTGCTTCAGGAAAATCAAAAGTTAAAGACAAGAGTTAATGCCTTAGACTCCGGCTATCTTAATGAGTATGGGACGAGGTTACAGAGCCAGGCAGAGATGGCTAAACGTGCATATAAAGAGGCTCATGAGGCAGGGGACTCTGACGCTTTGGTTGAAGCTCAACAATTAATGAGCACTGTTGCAGTTGAGCAACAGAGGTACGCAACAGCAAAAGCTCGAGCGGATCAACAAGCTCGAATGCCTGTTCAACAACAACAACCTGTTCAACAACAACCTGTTCAACAGCAAGCACAACCAGACCCGAAAGCTCAAGGGTGGGCACAAAAGAATACATGGTTTGGTGACGACAAGATAATGACAACGGCTGTATTTACCATACATAACTCGCTTGTTGATGAAGAAGGGTTTGACCCGGAGACAGATGAGTACTATAGTGAAATAGATCGTAGAATGCGTACGGAGTTTCCGCACAAGTTCAACGTTAAGAAATCGGGAGGAGGAAGTCAGGTCGCATCCGCTGGTTCCTCCGCATCTCGCAGTACGAAACAGGGGCGCAGGACCGTGAAGTTATCACCATCGCAGATTGCCATTGCGAAGAAGCTTAATGTTCCATTGGAAGAATATGCTAAATATGTGAAGGATTAATAGATGACTGATAGAAAACCACGAGAAAACGAAACACGAGAAAAAACCACTCGCAGGAAACCCTGGGCACCGCCTAGCAGATTAGATGCACCGAAGCCACCTCCTGGATACGTCCACAGATGGGTACGAGTTCAAATGCGCGGAGAGGATGACAAAGTAAATGTTCATACCAAACTTCGTGAAGGATGGGAGCCAGTACGTTCCGATGAATATCCAGATTTTGAAGCACCTGTTATAGACGAAGGTAAGTACCAAGGGGTGATAGGCAACGGAGGATTAATGCTTTGCAGGTTGCCGATAGAAACAGCTAATGAACGAGCCGCGTATTACGGGAACCGGACCCGAGATCAAATGACAGCTGTTGATTCTGACTTAATGAAAGAACAACATCCGTCCATGCCGATATCAAACAGTCGGCAAAGTCGTGTAACATTCGGGGGCTCACAAGGAGATCCTGACAACTAAACTTTTTTTGGAGCTTAAAAATGGCAAATTCTAATGTCTCATTCGGTCTACGACCGATAGGTAAAATTGGTCAAAGTACCAATTCTACCGGATTGACGGAATATCGCATAGCATCCGACAATTCCAACCCTATATTCCAAGGCATGGCGGTTATACCGTTAGCTGCTGGAGTTATTGACGATCTGCAAGCTGCGGCTGGTGGTAACGTTTCTATTGTTGGTATTTTCAATGGCTGTGAGTATGTTTCTTCAACCACAGGTGAAACTATACGGTCTAACCAATGGCCTGGTTCTGGCGCGGATTCTAATTTCCCTGTCAAAGCTTTCTTGTATGATGATCCTAATCAGTTGTTTACGATTGCAACATCTAATGTTGTTGCTGCGGCAAACACTGAAGCAGAAATCCGTGCAGCAGTATTTGCAAACATTGCGCTTGCAACAGGTAACAGCGGTTCTACAACCACTGGTATATCTTCTGCAACAGCGGATTTAAATACTATCGCAACCACCAACACTTTGGCTTTAAGAATTATGGGCGTTCAAGATGATCCCGATAATTCTGATTTCACTGCTGCTGGTATTCCATTAATCGTTCGTATAAACAACCACTTCAATGCACCTACTGGTTCCATTGCAGCTGGCACTGTTTCTACGACCGGCGTGTAAGGAGTTAGACAATGGCTATATCAAGAGCGCAACTAGCGAAAGAGCTAGAGCCTGGTCTTAATGCCTTATTTGGCATGGAGTACTCCAGGTACGAAAATCAACACGCAGAAATCTTTACAACTGAATCTTCAGATCGAGCATTTGAAGAAGAAGTAATGTTAAGTGGCTTTGGTGCCGCTCCGACTAAGTCGGAAGGTTCTGCGGTAAACTTTGACGATGCAAACGAGGCGTATACCGCAAGGTATAACCACGAGACTATAGCGTTGGCTTTCTCCATTACGGAAGAAGCTGTTGAAGACAATCTCTATGATCGTCTTGGAGCTCGCTATACGAAAGCACTTGCTCGTTCAATGGCCCACACTAAACAAGTAAAAGCTGCGTCCATTCTAAACAATGGTTTTGCAGGTGGAGCTTTTGCAGGTGGAGACGGTAAAGCACTTCTAGCAACCGATCACCCACTTACAAATGGTGGAACATTCGCTAATGAACCAAGCACAGGTGCTGATTTAAACGAGACATCTCTTGAAGATGCCTTGATCAGTATTGCAGGGTTTACGGATGAAAGAGGTCTTACAGTAGCACTACGTGGTTTAAAACTTGTTATACCTCGACAACTACAGTTTGTTGCAGAGCGTTTAATGGCTTCAAACCTTCGGACAGCTACAGCAGACAACGACACGAATGCTATTCGGTCTATGGGAATGTTGCCTGACGGTTATGCCGTTAACGACTTTCTAACAGACACAGATGCATTCTTCATCCTTACAGATGCACCTCGTGGTCTCGTTCATTTTGAAAGAACACCTCTTTCAACAAACATGGAAGCAGATTTTGACACAGGCAACATGCGGTACAAAGCTAGAGAAAGATATTCCTTTGGTTTTTCAGACCCACGTTGTGTGTTTGGATCTCCGGGAGCATAATTACTGCCTCTCTAAAACTTACAAGGGGCGATTTATTCGCCCCTTTCTTTTTGTTTTAAACTATTGTATAAGAAACTATTCCCCGGCAGTTGCATGGTGCGACTGACTTAACCCAAGACGAGGAGACACATATGGGTACTTCAACTTTT